GCCTTAGCATATTCCATGCTTTCAACGCCTCTAACAATAGTATAGAGGGAAAGGTAATGAGACAATTTGAGCATTACAAGCCCGAGCCTAACCTCTCTGATAAAATAAAAGGTTCTACAAGTAAAGTACCCAAATATAAAAACTAGTAGGTACAACCACCAAACATGTCCCAATCTACACTCCAAATAAATTAACCACTAGTAAAGACTAGTGGTTAATAGTATAACAGGCTCGTTATGATTTGTCAAGTTACTTAGTGAGTCTCTTCATGATTCTTTCAGCAAGTTGGTCGACAATTTCTTCCTTCTTACTTTCAGCTTGAAGACGCTCGGCTACACGACGTGCTACCTCAGCAACAATATCTTCGTCATCGCCTTCGCGAATCTTGCGCTGGTGATCTTCACGGTCCTTACGCTGCTTGCGTGCGGCGCGCTGATCTTTTTCTTCATCATCATCTTCGCCTTCCATCATGGGTTCCTCTTCAGCATCCATTTCTAGTGAATCACCCCCTTCCGGTGCTTCGAGGTCGTCTTCCGCTCCCATTTCCATTTCAGCCTCACCTTCCTCGCCACCCATGGCAGCGCGGAGCTTATCGGCCAAATCGATAATAGCTTGAGCTTCATCATCAGAAAGCTCCATGTCACCTTCTGGTGCGGCACCCATCTCTGGTTCATCGTCCATTGCAGGCTCGTCGTCCATGGGCAGTTCGTCAACAGGAGCCTCTTCAGCACCCATGTCCATGTCCATTTCCATCTCTTCTTCGTCCAGTTCTTCTTCGTCATCACGAGCGCCCGGCATTTCGCCGTACATCTCTTGAATCTTTTCCTCGCCAATTGGACGCATCTCGGCGAGTTTCATGAAGCGACGTAATTCGCTTTCTGTTAGTAAATTTTTACGAGCCATTATAAAATCTCCTTAAGGTTTTCGAAACTCAAATATAAATAGTGTTCAGTTGTTTATAGTTCCCTAAAATTCAAAACAACTCAAAATTTTTGTGTTTTTTATCTTCCCAACCGCCTTCGTTTCAATCTGTTTTACTCTCGCAAATGATATGCCAGAGCGTTCAGCAATTTCACGTAAGGTCATTGGTCCGTTCTCATAAATAGATATCAAAGTACAGTTATACTCATTTTTAAAATCTATCCACAATCGACATTCTTCGTTAGGGCATGCCGTTTTTAATTCCATACATTTTCGGGAACATATACGTAAACCATCTTTAGTCATAGTTCAGGGTGCTCCTCTTCAATGAGATCGAAGATGTTGTCTATCTCACCATCCGTAAAACCAAAGTCAGCAATTTTTTGTTTACCTACTGTTCTAAGCTTCTTGGACTTTGTTTTTCTCTCTTTCGACAACGAACTCACCTCATCGACATACATCTGAATTCTATCGTCCCCTGCAATATAGGCAGTCACAATTGAACGAAAAAATTCTGATTGTTTTACTCCGTCGTGTTTAAGTTTCAACACTAATTGAGCATGTCTGTGATCGGTTTCTGTGAAGACTATCCTTTTTGTCAGCTTCCCATAATCTATTCCGGAGGACATCACCACTTCCTTGTGGTGATATGCGTTCTACTTTCGGACAGCCCGGAAGCCGTTTGAGTAAGAAACTTTGCTTTTGCATGCAATTGTTGTAGGTTTCGCGCGCCCGAATATGAAAAGCCAGAACGGATCCCCTTTTGAATATCTTTTAGAATATGCTTAACTGAGCCGCGGTAAGGCACCTTGCTAGCAACACCCTCAAACGAAGAGTATTTGCCCCGCCAACTCATTTGGGCTTCTTTAGACGCCATTCCTCTGTACTCTTTCCACGTAACTCCGTTACCGTCTTTGATTAGGTTTCCAGGCGACTCAGTTGTACCAGCTAGCAGTGAGCCTATCATAATCGCATCGGCGCCGGCGGCCAAAGCTTTAACAATGTCTCCGGAGTTTTTAATTCCGCCGTCAGCTATAATCTTAACATCCCTATCGGTCTTCGCGCACTCAAATATGGTCTGTAAGCCGGGCATGCCATGACCGGTCTGAATTCTTGTCGAACAGATTGACCCGCCGCCAATATTACAGCGCACACTATCGGCGCCCCAGTCAGAGAGATCATTAATCCCTCCAAGGGTCGCCACGTTTCCAGCCATAATGTGATAGTCGTCACCAAGCAGTACACGTAGTTCTCCTAATGCTTCCTGCATCATTACATGGTGTCCGTGGGCAACATCTACACAGATAAAATCGGCACCACAAGCAACTACTTCTCTGGCTCTTTCCAAAAAATCTCCGGAAACCCCAATTGCAGCACCAACGTGTGTATCCTGTGATTTCGATACATGGTTGGCTTGCTCCTCAATTGAGTTATATCTGTGGATAATTGCGCTTCCTCCACATGCACCAAGAGCATTGGCCATTGCGGATTCAGAGATAGTATCCATCGGTGAAGCGAAAATAGGTAGAGCTAATTTAACACCCTTGTTTAAATCTGTCGAGATATCAATCTCAGAGCGACTTCGTATATCGGAGTACTGTGGCTCCAGCAATACATCGTCATATGATAAATTAAATTTTTGACTCACTTTATCTTCTCTTCTTCAATAAACTTCTGGATGTCCCTTACCTTATACCACGTTTTCTTGTGGGGATCTTCCGGTTCAGGCATTGTCTTATACTCTGCTGGTTTTCGTGGTGGCAGTTCCGGGTTTGGGTTAATCGCAATGATTGTCGGGACGCCATTAAACTTAAGCTTCTTTTCAATCGCTGGATCATCGTCAACGTTATATGCATAAAACACTATGTTGGGATCAAGTTCATATTGATTTGAGATGTCCATGAAGTATTCTTGCAAAGAATGGCACATGTGACAACTGTTTGAATAAAATTTAACTACGCAAGTTACAGGCGCGAGTACTCGATTACTCAAGATCATGTTCAATCCATCTTCGGATATTCTATTTACACTCATTTTTTGTTCTCCTTTTTAAATTTTTCAACTGCTGATTGTGCCATTGACCAACAATCAGGGCAGTACAGCCTAACTGTATCTTCATCTCTAATAACCACATTCCAAGTGAGAGCCATCTGTTTGTCGTTTTTGTCAAACGGCTTCACGCAGGCTAAACATTCGTCTGGCAACTTGTCGAACATCATCAGTTTATCAGACACATCTGCTTGTGAAGTATCCTTTGCTGCGGCTCGTCGTTGCTTACGATTCACTTTTGGTTTTCCTTTTCCGCTTTTTTGTTGCCGGCTCCTCAATACCCTGAGACTTCCGGAAAGTCGGTGAGCGCTCAGCTAACTCCTTATCCGTGATAACAGCTTCTTCCTTCGACTCTTCTTGCGCCGGCGGCTCTGGCTCAGTGGCTGCGATTTCCGCTGGGGTACGCGTCTTCAGAGAATCTGCGTACTGCTGCAAGGTGATCATCGCACCCTCAAGCTGAGCCATGTTAATGGCGCAGGTACTGATATTGGAAACAGTGTCTGCATTGGCAGGCTGGTGTAGCGCATCCTTAGCTAAGGCAAATTGCTCTAGTGCTAAGCCTCGCAGCTTTTGAATTGCTGCATTTAAAATATCTTCGGTCATTTCATACTCCTTATTTGTTAATACCTTCGACTCTCCACAACTCATCGCCGCCATCAAATACTACTACCGCTGATGGAAATGGTGCGGAATTCTTACTGTCGCCAAACTTTAGGCGACCTTTCACAAAGTGAATCTCTGATGCATTCATTACATACTTGTGCCAATACTTGGTATCGGTTCGTGCTGGAATAAGCATCACTACCTTTGTCTCGTTCTTCATAGCTTCATTATAACCTTTTTCGATCCACTTGTCAATGCCTCTTCCATACGGAGGGTTAACAAAACAGGTGAAGCCTTCCCAATTCTTCTCCAGACCATTCTCGGATTCTGTGAAGAAGTTGGCGCATTTAGTATTGTGTGTACTCGCGCATGGATCCAAGTCAAAAGGACCAAAGCGCCAGTTTAATTTATCAAAAAAGTCTTTTGGGGTTGCCCAATTTCCTGTTTTAGAGCTAAACATAACTCCTTGTGTGTTCTTATCCATCTGTGCTCCCCAGTGCTCCAGTTCCTCGATCACTGATAGTGATCGCTTCCGCATAAAGTTCTTCAAAGCTAGATTCTTGTGCGTTAAAGTGGACAACCGGAGTCATAACCAACTGGGCGATCTTTTCACCCGGCTGAATGAATTGAGATTCCTTGCCGATATTGTGGAGGTTGACAAACACTTCTCCCGTATAACCTGAGTCGACAACACATGCGCCGACAACCAAGGAGCGGCGTGCCGCCATACCCGAACGGTTCTTAACTTCTATCATGTATCCATGTGGAATACCAAACTTGAGTCCCGTGGAGAAGAGCCCAGACGAACCGGGGGTCAGCCACTTCCCTGCTACTTCTTGATCATCCGGGCTATAAAAAACATCTAGCCCAGCGTCTGAGGGGTTTGCTCTTTGAGGGGTGCGGGCATTGTGTCGAGTTTTTGAGAACTGAATAATCAAATCACACCTCCCTCTTCGTCTCCTGAAAACATTTGGAAGTTTTCTACTACCTCATCGATGTCTACCTTGCCCTTAAACAGTCGGTATGCCTTGACTGCTGCGCTAATCTCATCCGTACTGAGCCAGTTGTTCTCCTTAAATTCAGATCGCAGATCTCGCTTCTGCTCCTTGTAAGGCTCCATTGCTTCTTCGATTGCTGCTAGTGAACGGATATACTCCTTGACATAGCGCTTTCTTTCATTGTTTGTGTTAGCCATAATGGCCCTCCTTTTGTGTTTACTCTATTAATATAGCAGATGTGTGATGTGTTGTCAACTACTAATCTACATGAATTTGAAAAACTTGTAACAGGAACCCTCTAATCAATTGATCCCTTTCTTCGTCAGTTTCTGCTTCAGAAAATAAAAAATTATATGTACTCTTTTCTTTCTTGATCTGCTGTTCTAACAAGCCAGTTTCTTTCTTCATCCATCTTGTTTGTTGATCATAGTTTTTAGGTGTCTGTATCTTTAGCTGTGAGGCAATATCTAATAGGATGAAGTATTTTCTATCTTCAAGTGACTTATTAGCTCTTTGGAACATAATTACCTTCACTTCCCTCTCCTCGGGTGCCATATCGCGTAACCTGTCGGGGTGGATTTTAAGGGCAATTTTTTTAAAAAGCTTTGAGAAAGCTTCGTGCACTGCTGTTTCATCAGCGGTCATTTCGTGTTTGTCGCTTTTTCCATCGGAGTTCTTATTATGCAAAGCTATCGTCGTATCGTCAGGGGTGTGTATTTCGGCTTTATCGGTGTGTTCTCTATCTGGTATTGTTTTTTCAATATTGTATAGATCTTCGACTCTATTCCGGTGACGATCATTAAGCTCTGCGATGTTGATCCCGCGCGCCCTACAAAAAGCCTCATAGTGCGCCTGGAAATCTTGTGCAGTGTCTCTTGCTATTTCTTTTATTATTTCAACCTCTTCATAACTAAAGCGCAAGTGGCTTAGGGCGCGCTTCCATTTATTCTTTTTAGCGACAGACATACCCTAAGTAGAATTAATTAAAAGCGAATGAAACCTTTGTTTCGATTTTTAATTCAGGTACGCGCAAATGGTTGGCAATTTTATGCTTCTTGCACTCATTAGCATCCAAATACCAGTCTGCGTGACCCTTCTCGTGCACAATGTCAAGAAAATATTCATCGTGGTGACCACAATTTTGAGCCATCATACGATAAACAATCTGATTGAGTCTTTCGGTTTCGCCGGCATCAGCCTTCACTTCTTCAACCTTTCCTCTGGACATGGAACTCACATCATGAATCATAACTGTCGAATTCGGATCCATATACCTCATACCATCAGCACCAAAACTGAACAAGATAGCCCCGCAAGACATTGCTTTGCCTTGCACAATGGTGGCCACAGGAACTCGCGAATGTTGAATATCTGAAATCATAGACATGAGGCTATAGACTTGACCGCCGTAACTATCAATGATGATCGGCACGACTGGCTGACCAGTATTCTGAGCCTTGGTCATTAATTCGGAAAATTCCTTCGCAGCGGCTTCGTCAAACTTGCGTACCCTGATAACGGTCGGCAAATTAGGTCTGAGTTCTGGCTCTTTGAGCAACGGGCTAAAAGTTTCAATGATGTTCATTCGGTTCCCTCCTTGAATGATATCTTATTATACCAAATGCTGTATATTTTGTCAACAGCTTATGCCAACAACTTAAAAGTTTTTCCTACGGCATACGTCGAAAAGCCCCAGTTCTCGTCATACTTTAAGCGAGCCATATATGGGCGGTTCAGATGGATACGATCCTTCTCGGGCTTGATGCCCCAGCATCGGATACGAGTAAGCTCGTTGTTGGAATCAATAACTTCTACAATCCAGTAGTCTTTACCTTTCTTCGTTTTCTTTGGTACAATCTTACGTGGAATAAACCAACACACTTGAAGCTCTTGATCAAACTCTGAGATTGGTGGCACGAACCTGTCTTGCAAGCGTTGCACCGTCTCTGGCTTGATAACCAAGTTCATCGGAAAGACCCCAGTCAGGTCAGACTTGAACTGAATAATCTCTGACTCAGAGAAGTCCCCTTCTGGTTTATATAGCTCGATGTTCTCGCCAAGCTTTTTTAGGTTCTTTGGGCGATCTACAACACATGCAGACCAAAAGTGCTTGCGACCAGTAAAGCGACTGTCGACAATGTTATCCAAAGCTCCGCCGCGACACAAAGCATCAAGACACTTTTTGTTTAACTTGGAGTACGTAATGTTCTCATTAAACAAAAGTTCTTCGGCACTGTTTAACGGGCGGTTTGCTAAAATCTGCTCGATTGCGGCCGTGCCCAGACCCTTGATAGAAGTGAGTGGCTGAATGAGTGTTTTTCCGTCATCGCTGATCTCCCACACTGTACCAGACTTGTTCACATCAAGCGGCGCAATGTCGAAGCCATATTGCTTGGCAATATTAATAGCCTTCTCTTTGCGTGTCTCCGGTTCCTTATCCAAGAAAGCAGCCATCCATTCTGCCGGATAGTAATTCCACAGCCACGCACACTGATAGGAGATGATCGAGTAACTTACAGCGTGTGACTTGTTAAAACCATAGCCCGAGAAGAATTCAAACTTGTCCCAGAGGGATTGGGCTTCATCGCGCGCAATATTATTAACTACACAGCCCTTGATAAACTTATCATGCAGCAGACCTTTAACGGACCCCTTGCCTGTGCCCTTCTTTGTCAGAACCTTGCGGAGCATGTTGCCCTCATCAAGAGTCAGTCCGCCGAGCTTGTGAGCAAGCAAAGCAATCTGCTCCTGGAAGATTAGGAACCCGTATGTCTCCTCGGTGATCTCACGAGCTTCATCGGAAAGGTAGCTAATACGCTGCGGGTGCCCCTTTGCTTCTACATAATCTGCATCAACGCCCGCCGATAGTGGACCGGGTCGAAAGATTGAAGTAATAGCAGAAACATCAATGATATTGTTCGGCTTAGCCTTTACACAAAACTGTTGAGCGCCGGGTTCCGTGAATTGGAACACTCCTGCCCACTTTCCTGTGTGGAACACATTCTCATAGATAGCCGCGTCGTGCATGTCCATCTTATCGGGGTGCAACTTATCTTCATAGTAGTCTCGCACTTGTGCAAAGGTTGGATTCTCTACTCCGTGATGACGGCGCAGGATATGTTCGATGCAACCCTCCATCATCTTAAGAGTAGACAGCCCAAGCAAATCAAACTTAATGAAGCCCATGGGTTCAAGATGTCGGACGTTTTGACCCTCTGCCCACGGTGCTTGGCGTACACCGCCTGAATTGATCAGCGGCATGTTCGCATCAAGGTTCTCAGCAATCACTACACCACCAGCATGACGGGAGCAAGAGCGTACTTGACCGACCAATCCCTCAACGTGTGTCTTGACTTGTGGATACTTGTTGAGATATGCCCTAAGCGCAGGAGAAAACTCCATCACTTCTTCCCAAGTCGGGGCATACACTCCAGCCTTGATACCGTGCTTTCGCTTTGCTTCCGGTGTGGCTTCGCGAATCATGATAGAAGTAACAGTGTTCACTTCGGTGAATGGAATGTTGTACAACTTAGAGATATCCTTAATCAAAGACTTAAGCTGCAGCGTATTCCAATTAGAGATTGGTGCGACACAATCTTCGCCCCAGATCTCCACTAGCTTCTCTTTTAGAGACATGCTGTCAGATACATCATAATCAATATCTGGGTAGTCCTTAGCGTCAGAGCGGAGGAACCGAGAGAACAGAAGGTCATACTTGATTGGGTCTACTTGTGTAATACCAAGCGCATAGGCTACTAACGAGCCGGCAGCAGAGCCGCGGCCGGGACCGGTGAGCATCATTTCTGTTGCTACGTCGACAATCGATTTCATTGTCAAGAAGTATTTAGAAAAGCCGCGGTCATCAATAACATTCAGTTCGTGCTTCAGCCGCTCGATATAATCCTTATTTTTGTGATGCCCTCTATCTTTTAACCCCTCAAGGGCATAATTAACAAGCGCTTGAGTAGCGGTAAACCCCGCCGGTACAACAAACTCCGGAAGACGAACGGTATTGTCTGGGAGGAACGATTCGATTCTATCGAATGCGATCCTGTGCGTTTCTTCAATACTTTGCATCACCAACTCATCATCGTATTCAAATCCTTGGTCTTTGGAGTATTGTTTATAACTCTCCCAGATCTGATCACCATTCTTTGGATACAATTCATAGCCAATCTCTTCTACACCTTCGGGAAGCTGTGACTCTTCGTCTGCCCACGAAGGTCGACCCTTGCCCAGCCAGCCTAGACGCTTGTACAGCTCACGATCCTTCCATGCGGTTGGCGTAGGATAGTGACTATCTGCGGTAGTGATCAAGCTAACGCCCATCTCTTGTGCTGTCTGGATAACATATTTGTTGAGTTCGTGCTGTTCTTTAATGTTATTCCACTGAATCTCAGCGTACCAGCGGTCTCCAAAGATATCAACCATACTTTGCGTTGTCTCTCGCATTGCATCCAAAACTGCTTCATCTCCTTCCTCGCGGTTCTCCCAGTAGTTTCCAGCGTATACACCGCCAAGACACGCGCTAGCGGCGATGATTCCTTCGTTGTACTTCTTTAAAAGCTTATAGTCTATACGAGGGTACCTATAGAAATTTTCTGACTGGTAGCTCTCTGAGACTAGTTTAAACAGGTTGTTCAGTCCAGTCTGGTTTTGCGCCAGAAGAACTAGGTGGCGGCGACGGCGGAGGATATCTTGAGTCTTCTTTGAAGCACCCTCATCCTCAACAGTCGCGCCTGAAGCTGCATCCTTCTTAGCAGAGCGTGCGCGCTTCTTATCTTCCATCGCGCGAGTGTACTCTTCTCGCCATTCATCGATCGATGGGATGAAGTAAGCCTCGCACCCAAAGATAGGCTTAAACTCCTTGCCGGAGTCTTTCATATTCTTCGCGTGAAGAACCTGATATGCCAACCCGTTCATGTTGCCATGATCTGTGAGAGCCAGTGCTTCTCCACCATTCTCATAGCAAAAGTCCATATGCGCTTGGGGGTACCCAATCGCATCAAAAATAGAACCTGCCACACTATGGGCGTGTAGCCCAACAAACTTAATCTTAGAATCAGAACGATCCATTATGCCTCCTTGGAAATTTTGATTACGTCTCTAATATAACACACTTCAGCTGAAGAAGCAAGTAAAATACTCTCTCGATCACCATCACCGATATTAGTAATGAGCATTTGACTCATACCATCAATCTTGTTTAGTGTCTTCCACGCTTTGTCTTTATATATGATAATTGAGCCGACCGGAACGCGACCCAAATTAGTTTCTTCAGTCTTTAACTTCATCCACATAAGGTATATTAACATGAATGTGAGGTAAAGTCAACTCCTTTCTAGGAGTTTCTACAGTATTTTTTGACCCCAGGTATTCAACGTATCCCTCCCACGTTGAAATGTCATGGTGCCACTCTATTTCCATGCAAGTGCTGCCCTCTTCATTCAGAGGTTCTAGCACTTGCTCTAGCGAATAGTCTTTTGCTATCCACCTCTCGCTCACCGGTCGTTTCTGGCTCGGATACTTTTGGCCGGGTAAGGGGGGTAAATACTCCCTTGTTGTTGTTTTGTTTATTAGGTTTCTGCATGCTTTAAAATCATCTCCTTTCATTGTAAAAGACAGAAGTTCTCCATCTTTAACTGTTTTGTTATCATGTTTTAGAAAAAAATTAGCTTTCGAATTGGAAATATTCTTTCTATAGTCTCTTACACTATAGACGTCATAAACTGACATCGGGAAGCTAATATAATAGTTCTGTGGGGTTATCCATTTCGATATTTTATATGCTGCATACCACGAAGAGTATACCCCATGTAAAATTGACCACCCATAAGAATCTCGGCGAGCGCGATCTTTCGGGTGGATAGGGACATAATAAATAGGTATCTCTCGCCGATGATCCGAATAAAATTTAGTAAAAGTTCTTTCGTAATAAACGGGGTCGTAAATCCAATCACCCACTACCTTTCGCACTATCGGCGCTAAGTCATGATTAGCTACTATCCAAATAGTATTACAGCCCGCCATGGCGCACTCAAAAACTGATTTTTGAATTGCTGAGAATCCGTTATTCACTGGGAGCAGGATCTCCGGGATAGGTGTCTGTATATCTGTTTGCAAATTGGCAACCGGGATTATGCCGGCTGTGTGCACGTGACTACTCACTCGATCCTCTTAAAAATCTATCGTAGTCCAGATGAACCGCTTGTAGATTTTTGTATAACTCGTTTTCATCAACTTCTTTAGTTTTAAAGCCGCTGGTCTTAAAGGATGTGATTTTCTCTGTTGCATGTTTCTCTCTTCGCATATGCGTTGTTTTAAATTTATAATATTTTGGATTGCCGTTAGGTCCATACCCGTTAAACTGCCCTTTCATACCCCTGTCCTCCATCTCTGAAATAAGTTTGAACTTAGCCATGGTCTCGGAGTAGTTAAAATCTCGGATCTGCTCTTCGCTCAATACTGACAGGACACAAGCATCTTTAACAGGAGTATTTCCATCAATGCGGTCTGATGAATAAAACCATATTCGTTTAACGAAATCATCCCTTGTCTCAATGAAGTCAATATCATGTTTCCCACCTTTGTTAAAAGCTACCCAATCATAGCATATATATTCATAATTATCAAGTGTTTTTTGTTCGAACAGCCCTTGGACGTTATTATCTCCAAAATAATAACACTGATTGAACCTTATCTCAGCTATTTTAGAGTATTCATTATAGCAGCTTATTGAGTTGTCGCCTGCTCTGATGCTGTGGCATAAATTTGAAAGTGGTACACGACCGCTAATTGATAACAGGAACATTAGGCGCTCCCAAACCAAACTCTTGGATAACCCAACGTCGATTAGTCCTTGATGTGTCGTTAAACTTTTTGGCCGGAGGCCATTTGGTAGATTCAAAAAAGACAAATCAATTGTAGGTTCAAAATAATCAAACCTGAATGGCTTTCGAAAATCTGAAAAAACTACGGGGAAAAAATTTTGGGCTGCGAACAGAATTGCATTCAAAGAACTGCCCAACACCACACTGTCGTACTCAAGTATCAATCGTCACACAAGTCGCCAGCAGTTATGTCCTCGTTAGTAACTTCGTCTAACAGGCTTTTAATGTCCAAACCGGCGCAGTCAATCTTTCTTTTGCTAACGTGATAGTGGCTAACGAAACCACTAAATTTCCCATAGGTTACCTCTTGTTCGTACTGAGTTGATGTGCTTCCAAATTGGTTGAGTGGTGTCTCTAATGGTATTCCTGTAGCTTTATGTATCGCTCTCCAAAGAGACTTTAGTGCCTCTATCTGTTTCGGATAAAACCCCATGAAAGGATCGAGTTTGTTGTGATGAACCCATGCGTTTTCCACCATGGGTCTTTCACCAAAGCCATTTTTAACATACCAGCCTTGGTATTTGGGATAATAAGCATTTGAAATCTCGACACCCACTGATGCCCTATTCGCTCTTTCGCTACCAGCATGCCAAGCCCCATGTTGCATGTCAAGTGTTTGATAGATTGTTCCGTCGTTGTCAATAAGGAAATGAACAGAGATTCCCCTCTTATCTAATACAGATTGACAGGATCTAGAACTTAAGCAAACATCCCAATGATTGACGAAATAACGTACACCTCTTCTGGGTCGTCCGGCGTAGCTATAGTGAGTCCCTGGTTTGGCTTTCATACCACCTTGCTCGGACCACAGGACAACTTTTTCCCAATCAATCGGAAAAAATTCATTATTATATACAATGTAATTAGAGTAACTACATTCGCGGGGCTTGTGGTTATCTATTTCAGCTTGGCGTTCGGTCCACAAACGACGAAAGGTGCTAGGTCCGCAAAGACCGTCTGCAGTTATACCATTACTCTTCTGCCACTTCTTGATAGCACGAGTCAGCTTGTCGTCAAAATACTTCTCCCCAAACCAACTGGGATCCCAACCAAGTCTAACTGATGAGGATTCATTGTAAAAGTTTTTATCTATAGGCATACAGCAATTGCCCCTTTATATTGCAATTTAAGAAATTATACCTAATATATAGTTCTCTAAAATAACATTTATGGTTTTGTCTCCAAAGTTAATCTCCTCAACCATGGTCTTATCAACAACTATTTCTGTGCCCTTCCGCAGAGATTCTAAGAATTTAACGTCTTCTGACGTTGCTATGACCGTGGCAGTCGCGTACCTCTGCTCTGTCGGCTTATACTCTTCTGGCAATAGAATACCTGCTGCTGTCTCGTTCTGATTTGGCGTGCCTAAATCAATATGTATGTGTCTGTTTAATGGTATGAACATTGTTTCCTCTTTTTAAATTGTACATGTATCGTTGGTGCAAAACTTGCTACCGATGCCGCCTTCCTCAAAAGACATGCGTTGGACCGGTTTTATGTTTGCTGACATCTCGTTGAACTTTTCTTCAGTGATTGGTTCATAGGGCGCCTGCACGTATCCAGTTTCTTGATATTTTAAGAACGAAACGGCTTTCAAACGCGTTTCGTACATCTCCAGAGCGCTCTTAATCTGAGTCGATTCACTCTCGTTAAACGTCACCGTAATTGAAACAGAATTGTCCGCCCAGTAATGTTGATATTGTGCCGCAATCTCAAGCTGTTCCCATATGGACACGTCCTTCTTTCCTTTCTGAAAATATGGCTCTTGCACCGGAAATTCTACCACCATGGTATTGGGCGAATATGAATCCTTCTCTATCTTATAGCCTGCTTCCTCTAATTGTTTAAGCATCTCTGAGCTTTCCGCAAATCTAATTCTTCTAATATAGAACTCGCTCTCAGGAAAGTGAATCCCTGGAGTAGATCCATTAAGTAAAGACACTGTGCCGGATGGCTTGATTGAAGTCATTCTAACAGACTTTGGAATACACAGCCAGTTGGAGTACTCTTCATCAAGGCTCTTCACATGCTCATATGCGTTATCACACATCTCATACACTTCTCTTCTGCCGAACTTGTTAAATGCCTGAACAACTCCAGATTGGGAGAGCCCGATGCGGCGATTTTTAAGCATCTTTGCATTGGTTTCCGGCCAATGTGTGTTAGAAAGAGTGATAGTCTTGCCATAAAGATACGCGATCTTAAGGGTTCGAAGATAGTCTTCCATATCTTCGTGCTTTGCTGGGTAAGTTTCCACCAAGCAGCATAATTCTGCATCCTCTAACTGTTGTTCTACACACGGGTTAAAGCCGGCGACATTCACATCATCATATCTCAATCCATCTTTAAAACGACCGCGGGTGCGAGCATTCTCCAGCCAAATATATCCCGGCTCTCCATTCTTCTGGGATTGTGCGGCATGCCAAGTGTAATCCATTCCGACGACGGCGTTAAAAGAATTGTTGGAACCCCACCGGTGGTGCATCAGCTTCTCTGAATCGTTCTTCATTTCAAGATATCTCTTGTCATCATGTCGACCCATAGCCAGAGCCGCGGACCGACGTACGTTCCCTGACACAACACAGCGCCCGATAAGGTTTTCGGTGTCAACTATATCTACTGAGCTTATTGGTTCACCGACCTTCCCGGAAAACAACTCAATTAAACTCTTGTGCAGTTCAATGAGGGGACCGGCGCCGGATGAAGTGCCGCCGAAACCGTGGATAAGGGCGCCTTCAGGGCGAATAGCCGAATAATCGAACTTGGGTACTTTAGAACCAAAAAAGAATCCGTCTAATAGTGTGTGCACAGAGTCGACCCAGCCTTCGCGAGAGTCATCAATGAAAAGAGTATCATTAGTATACTGTGGTTCATTGATAACAATTGTGTTCGCTCCCTCAGTATCAAAACCAACTCCGATACCGACCATAAGCGCATCCATCATCCAAGCGAAAAGATAGCCGCCCTTAGTCGCTAGATCGCGAGTAGAACGAAAGGCACAATTAAACAATCCAGCTGCGGTCCTTTCTTCGATAAACTTCGTTCCCATCATCCATAAGCCGCGACCAGGGGGTGTCCACTTTAATGTGAATAAGCGCTCATAAGCATCTTTAGCGGTTCTCTGAGCCTTTGCGTCATTCCATTCCAAACCTAGCATGAAAACATGCTGTTTTTGCATATTGAACATACCTTCCACAACGCGGCGGCATGTCTGCCACCATTCTTCGGTGCCTGAAGCTTCTGGATCAAATTCGCTTAATCTCCTCGCGTACGTTCTCTTGAACGTTACATACCCCAATGGACCCCAAGGTACTTCCTTCATCTTATACGGCTCCACAAAGGTATCCGAAAGTCTAAAGCGCCTGATGTTGTCAATTGTTCTCATTATCTTTTATTCCTTTTTAGTTTAGAGTACTTAGCTTGTAGCAACTGCTTTTGCGCTGTCGGTCCCAAAGAGACTGGCGCGGTGACCACTGCCGGATTGCTGTTGGCGTTGTTGTGGTTAGTTGTATTTGGCAATATCTTGATATTGACGTTGGAGGTGTCCATGAAAATTGGGAACACCATTCCATCTGGTCCGTTTCTGTTCTTGGCAATGAATAACTTACCTTGATTATTTTGTTTGTCCTCGATAGTACGAGAGACAGAAAAAATGAAGTCGGCGACAAAGCACTTATTAAATGCCTCTGAGATTTGCTCCATCGTGATCACTTCGGCGCTTAGACCAGAGCGGTTAGTTTGCGAAGCTGTCCAGACTGGACACTGGAACTCTGCTGAGATTCCCCTCATCTCTTCGTAGATTGATTCCAACTCATTTCTTTTTTCTTTTCGTACTACAACGGGTTTCAAGAGATCTCCATAATCTATAATTACCATGCCCGGATTGATTCCACGCTTTATCAATCTTGATAAGTGTGCTTTAATCGTGTTAGTCGAGGCAGATTTTGTCGGGTATTCTTTAATAATTAGTGAGCCCTCAATATCTTTGATCTCCTCATAGACTTCTTCTTTAAAATTTATTATCTCATCGAGAGGATAGCCTGTGATGCAGCTATCATATCTGTTGGCGATTACAGTTTCTTGAAGCTCCAATGTATAGTGGACGACTGTCTTTCCTTCTCGTAATGCCTCGGCACCCAAGTGTACCAGAACCATAGATTTTCCAGCGCCAGTGGGGGCAATCACAACACCAAGCTCGTTTTTGCCCAGTCCCCCTCCTACAATATTATCGATATCAGACCATCCGGTTGAGACCGGCTTTCGATGTTTCGGCACAAATCGCGCTTCGAAGTCTGCGAGATAGTCGTAGCCAAAGTTGTTATCCGATCCTAGTTTTAGCGCGTTGTTAATCTCTGTAGATATTTCATCAAAGGAGCATGTTTGAAGGAGCCCCACGGACTTCATCATTGCTTCTTTCAGTGTTTGTTTCCGACAAAAATCAAGAGAGGTCTCTTTAATGTATTCTTGATCGCCGACTTCATAACCGACTATCTTATCAAAATATTCCTTTACTTGCTCGGCCACCAGTTCGTCTTCATCCGACAACTCAGTGTGAATAATCGTATCCATCGTAGAAGAGGATGGGTGCCGGTCATATCTTGCACGGTAATCAATAGTCTTGCGCAGGAATACGCGCAAATACTCAAGCTCTAGAAAGCTTACATCTAGAACTTCAGTGATCTGGTCCGCAAAAGGACGATCTTCAAATATTAATTGTACTAACCCTTCTTGAAAAGTTTTTCCATACTTTCCGAAGTTTGCTTTCTCTGCTTGCATTACCCTCTCGTTTTATATAAGTATATCAAATCTGACCGTTTTGTCAAGCAGATCCGAAGATTAATTTCATGCGTTGTCAAGGCATTCCTTCTGAATCTTATTTAAGTGAGCTTGAAGATCTGCCCAATTTAGCTCACCAAATCCATCTGCGCGCATCATACCGATAACCTCGGTTTTATTAAATTCGCATTCAAAATTTTCGATTGATTCTTTAACGTAGGCTTTAGACTGGAATGACATTTGCGGAGAGTATAGCTGCATCATTCTGTAGTTGTGCTCGATCAAGCTCTTGCTCTCTGTAACGTTGCTAAAGAACTTCAAGTTGCTATCTGCGTTAGCGCAATACTCAACGATCTCATCGATGGTTGCAGTTTTTTCAACAGACAACATAGAACCTAAGCGCTTAGCGATGGTCTTGAAGCCTGCGCCCTTTACGCCTGGAAGGTTATCCGATGCATCACCAATGATTGCTCGGGCTAATGCCATATTGGTTGGGTGCACCCCAGTCTGCTCGATAATCCTCTTAGTATTTAAGAACTCGTCCTTTGTTGGGCGCCACAAGACTGTTTCCTCATCACAAACCTGCATAAAGTCTCTATCATTAGATACAATGATCTTTTGCCAACCATCGTAAGTTGATAGCTGTGTAATGTGAGCAATCACATCATCAGCCTCAATCTCTGGCAGCATGAACTGAATAACTGGCATTTCATTCATATACTCAATGACCCGACTTTGTTGCCAGATTTTGTTTTGTAACTCCTCATCATCTGTCAGATTATGAAAAGCTCTATTCAGCCGAATCGGTTTACGACCGGCCTTATAGTTCTTATCCATAGTCTTTCTCTTCTTAGAACCGTTGGGTCCGTCCCAGACTACGATAACATTATCCGGGCTAGTAGTCCGGACCAACTTTTGGAGGATTTTAATGAACCCCTTGAGTCCGCCGATCGGGTCTCCGTTGGTTGAGATACTTGGGTCTACAATGTAAGCCCTCAAATATGCATTCAATGCATCTACAATTAATACTCGTTTCATACTGCCATCCTTTGTTTGTTCATTGTATCACGATATTCTAATAATGCAAGCTCTTTGTGCTTGGCTTCGATCATAACGTCAAAATCATGACCGTAATCACTGAATGGATTACGAATCATATCTGAGTGTGCTTGAGGTTTGATCTTGGGGTTGTTGTGCTCGACAGAGCGTGACTCCGCGTAATGTACAACCGGCTTGATGTCACCCCACGTAGATAGGGCAAGCTCAAGTGCTTCTTGCTCGGACTGATCGCCCGGGTGCAACATGTGGTGGTGATAGTCAAAGACAATCGGGATGCCGATGCGCTTGTAAACACCGTCATACAATTCTTTGGTCGAGTACAACGAAGCCTTGTCATCGTTCTCGACTGTAAGGCGAGAGCGCACGTTGTCGGGTAGGCGTTCGAAGTTGCGACAGAAGTTGTCGAGAGCGAATGGCTTATCACCGTAGGCAGCACCAACATGAATATTGAGCTTGGCATAGGGCGTCTGCGGTAGACCGATGAGGTCGAACAAATCACCGTGCACCGACAAGTCAGTCTTGGTAAGATTGAATACACGCTCCTTGGGAGATGCAAGCTTGTTGAATGGACCCGGATGTGAGGTGATACGCATACCGTGCTCGCGAGCAAAGTTACCTGCGGACAATGCAGCCGCATGGATAGCACCGTAGTTCGGCATGTCAGTCAAGTCATACTCACTAGCCCATGGCACAATGTCTGATGACAGCCGATAGAAGTAGATGTCGTTTTCTAGATTCCACTCTAGAATCTTACGTAGATCACGTAGATTTTGAAGCGCAAGCTCCGAAGCATAGTCAATACCACGCTCTTGGAACGTGCGTTTGATCATAGTCCTGTTAGTTGTGATGCGCTGTGACTTGGGGCGGTTTGAGAACCCCATGTTGATGCAAGCATAGCCGTAGTTTCGCATGAATAACCCTCCTTAATTGATTATATCTTATTATAGCCAATCTCGGAGAGAAAGTCAAGTACTTTTTTATTCTTTTACTGGAACTGTCAGATCTTCTTGATCTTCATAATAAGCCTTTGCATCACCCTCACGCTTATCAAACTTCTGTACAATTTCTTCATCCATGATCTCAATAACACGAGAACGAAACTCTTTATCGCTCTTTATTAATTCAGTCCACTTCGACGGCTGGAACTTCTTTGTATAACCGTCTGGTGTTGATAGTGTGTACCAAGCGCCAGCAGAGGTTAAGCTTTCGGCTCCCTTGATTGCATCAAACCAACTTTCTTCGTCTCGGATTCCAATTTCGTCAGTACCCCACAGGATTCGGAAAGCACAAGAGCGACCCTGCGAACCAAAGCGAGACTTTTCAAGCTTAATCTTGACCTCGGACCCAATTCGGAAGCCCTTGTCGTCTTCAATAAACGAAGACTTTGCCTTTCGTCCTGTCAGCCAAATCCGCAATGAATAGGCATAGTGCATAGCCTTGCCACCGGGAGTAATATACGGCGTTGTCATTGCAACAATGCGCGCGTTTGGTCCCTGCGGGATATTTGTCTTCAATTGGTTGAGGACAATAAACGTTGCTTGCTTATCTGCCAGCGGGATTGTCAGCTTTGACATACCCTTGGCAAGAATACGAGCCTTTACTGCCATTGAGGACTGTGGATTGAAATCGCCTTCAACGTCCGAAACCGATGGAGTGAATGCCAACGAATCCCAGATTAAAACTAACTTTTCATCAGTAGCTCCAAGAAGCTCTTCGATAGTCTCCAAAACAAACTCGACAGAGGATGCTTGGACATACATTAAGCGGTCTAAATCACATCCAGAACGCTCCAAAAAACTTGGGTCGATTGCTGATTCAGAATCAAAATATACCACAAGCTTGCCCTGTTTCTGGGCGTTTGCGGCAATCTGTGCGGCCATATATGACTTACCAGTTGATTCAAGTCCTGCAATCTCTGTCACCTTCCCTACTGGGATACCGGCAACTCGACCCTTGCAGATGATTGAGTCCAACCAGCGCGAGCCAGTTGGAATCCACTCTTTAACTGACGTAGGGTTGTCGCCAGTTAGATCGTGTGCGACATTTCTGCCGGCTTTCTTATTTACAAGCGACATGAGATCCTGCATAGATACTCTGCCAGCTTTAGCTGTCTTCTTTTTAGGCATTCGCCCTCCTGTTAGTTATTCATTATGATACCACTATCCATTGGTGGTGTCAAGTGTTATTTATAGAGTTGCTATGATTTTGTCTAGATCTTTTGGATTTGTCAAACTAAGGTTTGACTTATTATAACGACCCTTGATTTTTACTGCGCACGTAAAACTAGTAGAGCTATTTTCACCTGACGATGGCTTGAAACGGAATCTTAGATCACAGGATAACCCCAAATCTTTAAACATGGGCACATCAACAAGTTTCTGTGCTTCTGGTTTTAAGGCGTACAATCCACGACCGTTAATTTGAATAAACGAATCGCCTTTGTCGCTATAGTAGCCAGCAATATGTGAGAAATCGAACGGGACTTTAATGTCGGTTTTGCCATCAAACCATAGTCCCTGCAGTTCTCTCTTTAGCTCGCCAGTGTTTAGCGAACGCTTAAGTCCAGCAATTTTTTCATTCTTGTCTCGGTTTAGGCGTGGGTCGTTAATGTTTGGAAACCGCGCGTTGGCATTGAGCCAGTCCAGCAGGTAGTTGTCGAACAAAGGCTTAAAAATACCTTCGTTTTTAAGATAACCCTCTGTGCGGCGGGGTTCCCATGTCCCGGCGGCCGTATTGAATTGGGCTTTAAATTGACCAAAATCGGCTGAGAGTGCTGTCTTTAGTTCCACGGTCATAACCGTTTGTCCGCCCTTGTTAATAGAGAGATCAGATCCGTGACCGAAGCCGGCTGTTTCAGCAGTAACTCCCATGTGACTATATCGCTGAGTAATTTCGTTTGCCAACTTCTCTTCAAAATCCATCCCAGCAGATGCAGCAGTTCGTTTCTTGGGCTTAACATATACGTAAACACTGCCGGCGCTGCGATCAACAAGCTCTAGGCGACCTATGCTGCTGCCCCCGCCGATAGGGTTGTGGGTAAATCCCAGTGGAGTAAGCATTTGAATCAATTTCTCCATTGTCTCCGAACGATGATCATCCAAAACTCTAATTTGGTTCTTAACAAGCTTGTAGTCATATCCCTCTGCCTCGATAGTGCGAAGGGTGCGCATTAAATTGTTCTCCGGAGAGTCTTTGGGAGCAGGGAGTGGTCCGTCTAGATCCTTTTCCATTTCAGGAGGTACGTCTATACCTTCTTTCAGAAACTTGCGCCAGTCTTTCATCAGTGGTTTCATATTCATTACCCCTTAATTAGTATCTCGGATGACTGTTTTTGTTTTTTAACGTAGCCTTCTTCGGCTTTCTTTTTCTTCTCTTCTTTTGAATATACATTAGTCATGCCATAAGACCACTCTGCCTCAACAATTTCATAATCTTTATACATATCTCTGATTTCTGGACAGTCATTATAGGACATTAGCCAGCCAGCTCTGTTTGTTAAGATACCGTGCAATCTTTCATGGTCAAACGAATCATGCAAGTTTCCGTCAACGCCGTACAGAGAATTCTGAGAACCCTTTAACATGTACGGCGGATCAAGATACAAGAAAGCTTTTGGATGGTAAAAGATAGCGTCTTCAAAGTCAGCGTAATCCACTCTAAATTTTTGTGCGTTAAAGTCTCGGAGTCTTTGTACGGAAGATTCAGTGAATCTTGCATAAGATGCTCTCTCGGACCAACCACCACTAAACGTAGCCCCAGAGAACCCGGACCTGTTGATGATGTAATATTTTGCTGCTCTCTCGTAGGAGAACATAAACGTTTCTATCTTCAGGTCTTCGCGATACTGGTGGAACGCCTCCTTAGAGCATCCTGTCACGGTGTCGCCGTTTCTAATCAGGTATTGTTCTCGGAGCTTCTCTACTTCATCAGCCAACTTATTGTTGTCACCACATAGACCCTGCCAAAACCATACAAGCTGTTTCATCTTATCGTAGCCAAATACTTGGATACCGCGATTAGCCAAAGCTAGCTCTATTGAGCCACCCCCGAAGAATGGCGAGCAAACTCGCTCGACACCTTCGGGGATGTGGGGTAGGATATGTTTGACGGCACGGGATTTGCCGCCAGGATATCGTAGTGGCGTCTTCACTTTGCGTTAACCACTCTTAGTTCCTTTTCAGCAGCGCGGACGTCAGTCTCACTAAGCAATTTACCCGCGTCCACATTAGTTATTTGACCCAAAGCATATACCTTATCAAAGATTGTCTTGCCAAGCCACGCATGCTGCTTGTTGATCTTATCAAATACTGCAACCTGCGCATCCCTAACTTTCGTAGGGGTTTTGGCGTCTGTTCTGAAGACATAGACGCTTGGACGAGTATCTTCACCTTCTGCTTTTCTTTCAACTTCACGACCGAAATCCTTATTCAAGCTGCCTCTTGTCGGAGCCCCTTGATAGATCTTGTAGTCCTCGTGTGTATACTCTTTCCTAGTCGCAGCCCACTTTGAGGCATCAATCTTAAAAGTGCCCTTTCCTGCTTCTAAAGCCTTGCGAACAAAATTTGCTCTAGCTTTTGGCTCTAAATAACCTTTAACTCCATTAGTTGATTGTTCAATTGTGTTGTATACTTCGCTAACATATTTTCTTATAGTGGTGCGCGTATTGTTCGTGTGCACCATACGATACACATGCGTGGCCAACCTTGTTTTGAAAGACTTGCTATGTTGTTTTGCAGGCGCTGGCTCATCAGCGATAAGATCCCGAATCAGCTTCTTTATGTCATTAGCACTTGAGGCATCCGCAGGGGGGTGATCATTCGCCATAGTTTGAAAGCTTTTCTTGTTCTTCATAATCAAACGAATCAAAGCTGCGTCTGTGACGATGAACAAGGGCACAGGAATCGACGATTGAACGTGACCGTTGGCTTCAAGCGTGCGCGCCAATACGATGCGGGTCACGCTATCTAATACACGACCGGTCCACTTAGAATTAGGCTCGTTATCTAGAACTGCCCATCCGGGCTCCAAGATTCCGCGAGATTTTATTGATTCGTATTTCTTTTTATAGTTGTTTTCTGAAATCTCTCCAACACGCACCTGATCCAAAAACCACGTTGCGGAATCAAACAAGTCGGATGGCTTAGAATCCAATTCCGGGTGGTAAAAGTCGGAAGTATCCATTATACGTTCTTCAACTTTCCCATAAAATTTGTTTTTTGTATTTGTAAAAGCTTCGCCAGAGCGACAAGCTTCAATTAAATCGAACAGTAATTGTTCAGTTTTGTTAGATGGAATTGCCATCATATCCTCCTGTAAATTAAAAAAGCGGCAGACTTTAACCGGTCTGCCAGCGGCATGCTTAAAACGAAAATCTGGAATTTTTACCGGGGAAAAAATTTAGCAGATCGTCGATTTTCATTCTGCGGCTGTGTCTTCAGCCGCGGCTGTGTCTTCAGCCGGTGCGGCTGAATCAGCTGCGGTGTCTTCGTCCTTGTCTCCACATGCCATCAGTAGGCTAGCGGTAAGGATTGGTAAGATAAACTTCATTATTTCTCCTCTTATGAAAATCTTAAAAGCGGCAGACTTTTGACCGGTCTGCCAGCGGCTTTCTTCTGTCTTGTCTCAGTTCTTCTTGTTCTTCTTGCGCCGGCGATTACTACGCTTCTTTGGTGGCTTAAAATCTCCGAAGAAGGCAGTAAACTCTAACCCAAATGTTGGGTAGATAGTGAAAGGAACATCTGTCTGTGTGCCATTGGTCCGATTGATCGTTTGATCGCCAGGAACATGTAAATTCATAAATGCGCCAACCTGATAGCAGTTTCTCTTGGAACGGAACCCAACACTGGCTTGGGCGCGTGCGATGAAGGTATTCATCCTAAACTCGGCGCCATTCTCCTTAAGCCAGCTTTGAGAGCCAAAGCCCACACCAAGTCCGGCGAGAATGTGAACGTTGTTTGCTGACGTACCGATAAAATCGTAGTCTAACGTCATATTGGGGCTACTGTATCCGTTATCTCCAACGTGATACCACATGTGAGAGCCGAATCGTTGGTTCTTTCGCATATGCAAAACGCCATGCAAACCAAATCCGACATCGCCACCGGTCGTCTTAAATCCAGCAGATTTAACTACATCTGGAAACTCAAACGGGTGGTTTCCTGGCAGAACTATAGTACTAACCGTTGGTCCGATGCCCCACATGTAGGGTGTTCGGGCTGCTTCGGCGGTTGGGGCTGCTAAAAGCATAGCGAATATTGTTGGTATAATCTTCATTGGTTTCTCCTTCTTGATTACCTATATAATATACCATAGGTAAACGAGGATTGCAAGGTAGTTCTTGTCAAGGAATTGTCAAGGACTTAAAAAGCGGCAGACTTTTGACCGGTCTGCCAGCGGCTATTTGCTTACTACTCGCTTGTAGTGTTATCGGTACCACTGTTGGTGGTCTCCGTGGTGGTACCTTCATCATCAGCACCGGTGGTTGTTTCAGCAGTATTAGTGGTAGTAATCTCCTCTGACACTTCTACGGAAGTACTCTCTCCCGTTGTTTCGACGGCGCTAGAGGTTTCTCCCGCATCCGACACAACTTGTGGCTCGTAAGAGCAGGTACCGTAAGCAGTTGCGACGACTAAAACGCCACCCACAACACTCACTTGCACTCTCCATCGCGCCCACAGTGATTTCAATGATTCTAACATGATTATCTCCTTTTATTAGAAAATGTGGCAGACTATTTACACACCCGGTCTGCCATCGGTTCTCAAACCAACTATTTAGATCAGCCGTTCATTAGTTCATTAAATGCGCGATCAACCTCACTTGTTCCGTTGGAGGGACCGTACTTAGCTGTCTCAGATGAGCGGCTTTCAGCGGAAGTATTTCCAGAAAGCTGTGCATCGAGAATTGCGTCAACCTGCTCTGGACTAAGACGCTCAAAAAGAGTATCTACATCAGGCATACGATCGAGGAGGGCAGGGATCGCTTCCGTATCAGGCAGTAGTGTGGATGTGTTGCGACGCATCTTCAAGTTAGTTTGAGGATAGGCACCGGGCTTATTTGGCTTAGTATAAGTCAATGTAATATCGGTTCCAGACTGAAGATCTGTAATATCGCCGTACTCCGGGTCAAGGATGTAACCAAGAAGAAGCTCATAAGCTTTCTTTCCATAGCCATACATCTTAATTCCCTCGTCCTCTCGGCCGCGGACTACGACTGGTGAGAAATACCGTTGGCGCACAAAGAGACTCTTTGCAAGCTTCTTGCTTTCCTCATCGTTAGTTGCTACTCCTTCCTTCCACAAGGTCGAAGCAAATTCACAAATTGGGCAATGCTCTCCAAAGTTACGCTTTGGACACATGATACCTCCCTTGTGTTCACCCACATTATAATGGAAGTGGACTTCCTTAAGTGGGTCGCCATCCTTACCGGGCACGATACGAATATCAGTGTCCCCCTCGTCTGGCTTAAAGAAAACCGAAGTTCTCTGGTCGGGGTTATTGCCCCTTAGTGTTGCGAGCTTACGTCGCATTAGTTCCATATCAATTGTCATTTTAATCTCTCCTGATTATTTGGTTAAAGTATATTGAGCTTTCCTCAACATCTAGTTTAATACACTTGGGTTAGCTTGTCAAGTGTTTTTTTGGACTACGTTAGTATGGGCAACGCAGAACCCAAAGTCTGTTTGGTGTGGTGTTTCATAGACAGCATATGACACACGTCGGAATGTGTTTCTTGGCTTACTTTTGAGAATTTCAACAAGTCTTCGGTGTAGTGTACCATCTGTCTCTAGTGTTTCCTGATTTATACATATATAATAACATACATCCCGAGGGCTGTCAAGATTAAAAAACCATTTTTCTTCAAGATTCTTTGGATTAAGGGCTCCGTATGTTCGGATGCGATTAATCTCAAGTGGCTTGGAAACCATGCCGATTTCTGGCTCAGCGTGAGTGAAGTAATTTACGTAATGAATCATGGAAAAAATTGTATTGTTGATAGACTCATAATACTTCTTAATTGGAATATTGTCAAGTGATTTTTCTATTTCAAGATTAGAAATTATAGTTAACGACTTAAACAATCCTGATCGAGCGTACTCTTGAAGCACACCAAACACAGCATTTTCCACAAGCTTCGGCGTGCCAGTCAGGAGTTCCGAATCAGGCTTTATGTAGAATACTTCAATGTTCTTGTCTCTAATTTGTGATAAAATGCCCAAAGTATAGTTTGAACTATAAGAAGACCCCGTAATAATAACCTGAACATCATCAGACACCTCAGCAAAAAACTTGCTCAGTTCTGGAACGTTGGTTTCATAATCTTCTGGATTGTCAAAGCGCTTTAGTTTAAATTTCCGCTTTGAGGAACGCTTAACCGAACTATTCATGCTGTACACCTCGTAGTTGCTTGTCCCGCTGAATAGCTCTGCGATCTTAGAGGCCGCATTGCCAATGCCGATTACGGAGATCATATTTTCAACTCTTTAAGATTGTAATAATCCTTTCCGGCAGTGAGATTGCAAGGATACCCATCTTCAAAAATCTCTTTGATCTGTGGTATCAGTTTCCGGTCTTCATCGCAGTAGTCAATCACGATCTCATCGTGAACGATATGTGATATGTAGGAACTACAGTTATTGTTTGTCAGGAACCTGTCGATCTCTACCGACTTGGAGAGAACCCTGTCGGATGTGGTGCTTTGCAGCAAATAATTCAATGCTTTTCTTTCCTCTACTCGAATCTTTCGACCGTATGGTGTACTAATATAACCGTCGGCGTACCAGTTGTCAAGAACTTTCTTTCGATCATACTGCTCGCTCTTGATATCTTTTGATTTAGGATCATAGAGCCATGCAAAAAACCGCACCTTGCATTCCTCTCTGGAGATCTCTTGTTCAAAAAGATGGCGGCTGTTCCACTCATGGATATCAATCTCTGGCTGCTCTTCACCGCAAAGCTCAAGCAGTGTTCTAACCTCTGCTCCGTTGTAATCAAAGCAAACAAACAAATCATTCTGTGGCTTGACCATTTGTCGTAGTTCTTTCTTCAAAGTCAGAATCGGGAAAGAATCCGGACGTGTTGTCAGCCTACCGGTAACAGTGCCAAAGAGGTTGTAGTCAATCTGCCTATAGTTTGATAGCAGAAGTTTAGCTTTGTCTCGATCTCTTGAGGAGACCAGCAGATGACGGCAGTCTTGTGTAGATAAATTAAGATTTTGATATTTTATCTTATGCAGAAGCTTAGAAACATCGGATAGGTGCTTATAATTGTTAGGTCTTTCCCAGTTTTCTTTGACATGCTTTGTGACCTTGTTTTTGACTTCGCAAAATCGCATCAAGAAATCTTGAGGGATCATATCGAATATACAATGATCTCTCATGTTGACTTTTGCGATCTTGAAAGATTTTAGATAAGCCTCAAGTTTATTACGGCACTGCTTTAACTCGACTGCGTGCTCTTCTGGGCAGCATTCTTCCAATTCTAGACCGTTGACCCACAAGCCCACAAACTCTACATCTCTGTTTTCAAGAGAGCCTGTGTATTTCCATGTTGTTGTTAGGTTGTCAGGAATACTGTTGAAATGCAGCTGCCCCTCAACATACACTCCAATACATTCGGACTTATCGTCCAGTGTTTGAAAAATCATTAATAACTCGTCATAGCCTGTTTGATGCTGCTAGCAGAATATGCAAGACTTTGTTCTTGCCTATATTTTTTGCGTGCAGGTATAAGTACATTCTGATTATACGTGGCGGAATACCTTTTGTCAAATGGTTTATTAATAAATCTTTCAAAATGTGTTTCTACAATCGAATAATCATCTCGGAGTCTTAGATACTGAAGCGTATCTCTGATTAGATTTTTTCTTTGGTGTGTGTTCATCTCTACGTTTTCTTCGATTAGTCTCAGTTTCATATAAATCTTAGCCCAGTGATCCAATCCATAATGGAGGATAAGTTCGTTAACTGTATAGCTTGGTGGTTTTATGACCTTGTGAGTTACTCTTTTTCCGCATATGACTTGTTTTTTAAATCTTTTTCTTTTAACTATATTGTAAAGTTCCAACAGCTGTTTAGGCAAAAAGGTAAATCCGTCCGTGGATGCATGAGTAAACCCTATATTGAATAATTCCATGGACGATAAGTAGTATCGATTACGAACTATTTCAATTTCGGGCGCCTTAACATCACATATTATTCTCCATGGTATATTACGATCAATTATGAATCCGTGCTTGTTGCACGCATTAACAAAGAATGGCCAGTTCTTACTCTTCAGGAGCAACTCTACTTTTTCTTCGTCGTTACTATAATCTAAGTCAGCAATCTCAATTGCTAAGCCGCTACTCATTATTGAGTTGAGGTCACTTTTCATATAAGCAGAGCGGGTGAACGGTGTAGTTTTCATAGCAATCTTTGCTACCTTCATAAACTCGTCTAAAAAATGAGGAAAATCTTCTACCAGTATATTAGCTAACACAAATCGGCTTTTAATTTTATCAAACAATATTTCTTTGTATTCATCAAATCCACGGACTGGGCTCTCAAACGCTTTGTATGCCTTGAGTTCAGATAAATAAGGATCCTGCTTGCTAATCTGTCCATTTGTAGTACATCTTTGAAATTCTGAAGCCATTTGATTGAACAAATCTGCCACAAAGCTGAAGGCTTTTAGTGGCTGCTCAGAATTCGAGGATTGGAGAGGCTTAAGTCTAGAATCATACTTCAGAAAGATAGGGGAATGCCACATGTCAACTTTGCCATACAGTTTTTTTTCACCAATAGTAAAATCAATTAGATTTTTCTTATCGTTTCGCGCGTTTCTGGCGCGGATTTGATACAGACCCCTCTTATTGAATAAATCAGCTGTCTTTTCTTTATTTGATTCTGCGTAATATTGTGTCATTTTGTTCCTTTCTTATTTTGGATGTGTGCTTTTAATCAAAAACCAAGCATGGCACCAAAGCCTGGGAGTTCCACCTCTTCCTCTGGATCTGCTCTTAAACTAATGCTGCAGTTACGTGAGCGGGCATCGCCGGTGCCGGAACTGGCTTCTGCCATTTGGTTATCACGTTCAGAGGCTTCCCCATCAACTTGATTTACCCACTTGGTGTGTAGAACGGTGTTTGCTTTACCTTCAGCAAACTCATGTTCTGAGCGGATAATCATATAGTATCCACCAATACCAAGAGAAGTGAGTTTAAAGTTTTCATCTCCGGAGCCCTCTGGCGCAAAACCACGGGGGTCAATATAGATATATGTTCCTGGAAAGGTGTTGACGCTGGCGAACATATCTACTTGGGCATCATATGTAACTCTCAGTTGTTGCAGACCATCATATCCTGATTGTTCGAATCTAACTTCTGCTAGACCTTTTGTTTGTGTTTTTGTGAGCTTTATATTTTTAACCAGCCCTCGATCACGGCCGAGCATATAATGAAATATTCCAAATTTTTCTTCATCAGAAGCTTTTTCGCCTTTCATTAATTCTGTCGGCATGACACGACCAGCGAAGTAAACAAAGTAGTTATACTCATTGGAAACCGGCATGCTTGTTCTGGCACTATTGCTGGGTCCAGATGGATTTAGAACAGGCATTTCATAATCGTTTAGGCGCGCTCGGAAATTTGCTTTATTTCCGCCGTCTGCCAGCGATCCCGCCATTGCGCCGGCGATGCCCGCGACTTGGGCGGCGACGCCGGCGCCTGGAGCGGCGGCTTCTGCTGCGACCGTTTCTATGGAGGCGTTAGCGGCGCCGATGGCTGCTTCTGCTGCCGCCACCGCGGGAAGCGTAACTGGGTCATAGGTGGGGTGAGCACCATAACTGGATATAGCTGACTGGTTTAATCTAGTCTTTTGTTTCACACTATATCCAAAACATTGATCGTTGTTTAAGAAGTTTCTTATTAAATTATTAATAAGATCGTTTACAAATTTAGTTAAGTTATAAGTAACTTGATCCTTTTGAAGCATTTTGTTAGTCAACCACTCAACGAAGTATTTTACTGATATTGGACAGTCTCCCAGATTAACATGTATAGAAGTATGCCCATCGTGTGCTTGGGGATGTGTTAGCTCCATTGGACCAAGCATTATTCTTAGTCTTTTTAAATTCTTTTGAGCATTAAGAAGGTCTTTTCTTTTTGCCATCTTGTCCTCGCATGAGATCTGGGTGCCTTGAGGTTTATTGTCAAGTTCGTTGATGTTCTCTATCGTTTCAGATATTCCCGTTTCTATTTTTACAAGAATTAAGTCGATTAGGTCACTCAAATAGAAAAAAGACAAGTCAGCTTCGCGTGGATCGTTGCCCAGAAGAGCTGCTTGAATTTGGTTTTTCTCGGATTTGTTTGTCCCTGCTTGGGATTCCGCTCCGAAAGCTGTGCTCAATGCGCTGGCGACTCTGGTTTTCAGATATTCATTGTGCTGCGCATTTGAACGTATCGCAATAGCGTTGCTGCCCGCAAATTCATTATACGTCCTATGTGGTCCATATGACAAAAAGGAAGTTATTTTTTCGTAAGGCAAGTTAATGTAATATATTAAATCCTCTGTCATCATATCGCCGATCAGACTTGCAATCGCCTGTTCGGTCTCGCCCTTAACCTCACCGGCAAAATCTTCTTTTTGTTGGCTTATCTGGTCGGATGAGCAACCAGAACTGTTATAATGTTTCATCACTAATTGGCGATATATTCGATTTAACGCAATTGGGGCGGACGAGAAGACATTGAACATGGATTGATCAAAAAATTGTTCGATATAAGCTAAAAAATTTAAGTTGAATATAACTCTACCCATTTCATCTATTTCTAAATTGTGAACTGTGGGAGTCAACTTTAACGTAACAAAAGATTCAGACAGCGCTTCTCTCAGATCCTCGTGCATCGAACTCATCGCGTTGATAGGTTGAGAAAAGCCTACTTCTGCTTTTAATCTAAAGTTTAATTCTGATTTTTCGGTGTTTTCGCTTAAAAGATCAAACGCTGGTGCACACGGAGAGGGGGTGTCAACTCCTTCCTCTATATCTTCGGAATCCGCTTCTGCAGTATTCC